CATTTCGTCCATGAAGTCGAAAATCGGCGGTTCGGTTCAGGCCATTGGTTCACTTGCCCAACAGGCCGTGCTCCCTGCTACGGCTGCTCTAGGCGCACTTACCTTTGCGGCTAAAGACGCCATGAGCTGGGCCGCTGAGGCAGAGCAAAGCTACGGCGCGGTGGAATCCATCTTTTCCGAGCACGCAGACCAAATTACGGCTGCCTCAAAACAGGCAGCTAATGCGGTGGGTCTGTCTGGCCGTGAATACCGTGAGCTTTCCGCTCAGACCGGTGCCATGCTCAAGAACATGGGTTTTCCCATGCAAGAGGTGGCAGACCGTTCCCAGAATCTTGTGTCTGTAGGTGCAGACCTTGCCGCTACATTCGGCGGTACCACCAAAGATGCCATTGAGGCTATCGGCGCTTTGATGCGTGGGGAGACCGACCCCATCGAACGCTACGGCGTGTCGATTCGTCAAAGTGACATTAATGCCCGGCTGGCAGCTAAAGGCTTGGATAAGCTTGAGGGCGCGGCGCTGAAACAAGCTAGTGCTCAAGAGTTGCTTGCCATGCTGAGTGAGCAGACGGCCAGCGCACAGGGACAATTTGCCCGTGAGACTGACACAGCGGCTCATAAGCAACAGGTAGCCACGGCAAAAATCAATGACGCTAAAGAGGCCATTGGTACGGGCCTGTTGCCTGTTATGGCAACACTTGCCGATTGGGGCGCAAAGGTAGCGAGCGTCATTGGTGAGCACCCCCGCATCTTTATTGCGGTGGCCGGGGCCATTGGCACGCTATCCGCTGCGATCATTGGTATCAGTGGCGCGGCGTCTGTCTTCACGGCGCTATCAGGTGCAGCGGCTGCTGCTGGCACCACCATAGGTGGACTGGTCGCTACTACAGCGGCGGCTATTGCTCCCATTGCTGGCATCGTGGCGGCGGCGGGCGCAGGGGCGGCCGGGCTGTGGGCATTCTTCACCAAAACTGAGACTGGCCGCCAGATGTGGCAGTCGCTTGTCGATTCCTTTGTGTGGGCAAAGGACAAGCTGGCAGAGGTGTTCAGCAACATCAAAATCGGCTTTGGTGAGCTGGTCGATGCTTTCAATGGCGGTGACTCTGGGTATGGCGCCCTGGCCGCGTTGGTGGGTGACCAGTGGGCTAATGCATGGGTGAATGCCAGTGCCCGGCTGGGTGAAGTGTGGGGCAACATCAAACTAGGCTTTGGTGAACTTATCTCTGCTTTCCAGGGTGAAGACGCTGGCTACGGTGCTTTGGCATCACTCATTGGTGATCAATGGGCACAGGCGTGGGCAGACACAGCCGCCCGGATGGGCGAGGCATGGAACAACATTAAGCTGGGATTCTGGGAACTTGTCTCTGCTTTCCAGGGAGACGATTCCGGTAACGGCGCTCTGGCTAGTGTCATTGGCACTGAATGGGCTGATCGTATTTGGGACGGTGCGAACCGAGCTGGTGAAGCGTTCCGGTATGTGCGTGACCGCTTTAGTGAAGTCATTCAAGGCTTTAACGATGGTGGACTTACCGGCGCTATCCAAGCCGCGTTTGGTGAGGAAACTGCCAACTGGATTATGGGCTGGGTGGAGACCGTACGTGGCTCTCTTGGATTCTTAGGGGATTTTGTACGTGACCATTTGGGTGGCGCTTTTAGCTCACTCAAGGACGCTTTCTACAGCATCATTGATTCGTTCAGTGCTGTAGGTGGCGCTCTCTATGATGCCCTGCTCCCAGCTCTACAGTCATTCTGGAATCTGCTACAGCAATTGTGGCAAGTTCTTGAGCCTGTCCTTATGCCAGTGCTCAATACCCTTGGATATGTATTGGGTGGCGTTATCGTTGGTGCCGTCATGCTGGTGGTCACTAACCTTGAGGCAATGGCAAATGGTATTCGCATAGCAGCGGATATTATTAACTGGCTTGTGCAGAACGCCCTTGTTCCGTGGATTGGGCAAATGGGTGAGGCTGCAAGGATTCTGCTTGATGTCCTTGGACTTGCCGTAAGGGCTGTTGGTGATTATTTCCGGGCCGTGTGGGATACGCAATTTAAACCGGTTATTGATTTGCTGGTTGGTGCGATCATGTGGCTGGTGAACAATGTCGCTGTTCCCATGTTTAACCTGCTCAAGGACACATGGAACAACGCTGGCCTTGTCATGCGAGTTGTGTATGACAACGTGATAAACGTCATGTTCCAGGTGTTTATCGGCCTTGTCAATTGGTTCCTGAACAATGTCTGGATTCCGGTAATGAACGGTATTCAGAACTCATGGAACTTTATGGCTGGGTTTGCCAAAGGTGTTTATGACGGCGTTATAAATCCCATGTTCCAAGCGTTTAATGGTTTGGTGAATTGGTTCCTTAATTCAGTGTGGAATCCGATTCTACAAACCATGCAGAATGCATGGTCATTCATGGCCAACTTGATTAAGTCGGTTGTGGATACTGTGATCACCGGGACGTTTAACACATTCCAAGGCGCACTGACAACCCTTAAAAACTGGTTCCAAAGTACCGTTGACAATATCGGCACCATTTGGGATGGAATTAGGGAAAAGACAAAGAAGCCCGTAGAGTTCGTTGTGAACACTGTTTACAACGGTGGTATTCGTAAGGCGTGGAATGCAGTTGCCAAATTGGTCGGTTTGGGTGAACTCCCTGAACACCACTTTGCACGCGGCGGTGTGTTGCCAGGGTATGCACCCGGTCAGGACACCATGCATTTCTATTCACCGGTGTGGGGGTCGCTCCATATGTCCCCCGGTGAGGGCATTCTTGTCCCTGAGGCCGTCCAAGGCATGGGTGGCCCCAAAGCGATTGAGGCGCTGAACAAAACGGCACGCACTAAGGGCGTGAGCGGGGTTCGGCGCAATTTGGGTGAGGGCGCTGCGTTTGCACGCGGCGGTATCTTTGGCTTGCCAGAGATGCGTTTTGCGGGCGGCGGTAACGTTGACCTTGACGGCAAAATCGCTGCTTTGTTCGACCAGCTCAAGGGCGAACATGGCAAGCCCTACCAATATGGCGGTGTGGGTAATCCATCGTGGGATTGTTCAGGTATTTGGTCTGGTATCGTCCAATTCCTGAACGGTGGTTCTTTGCGTGGTGGTCGCATTTTCAACACAGAATCTGTGTTCGAAAACTTTGGTTTTGAAAAGGGCTTGAACGGTCGTGTGACCATTGGTGTCATGCGCGGCGGCGGCGGTCCCAACTCCCACATGGCGGGCACCATCGACGGTGTCAACATTGAATCCGCTGGTGACCACGGCGTGCAAATCGGAGGCGCTGCTCGCGGATCCGATAACAGCCTGTTCACCCTGCATTGGACGCTCAAGGACTTCTTAGGTGAGTTCGTATCTGGTGGCAATGGTGGAAGTGGATTCTCCATCGCTGGCATGGCCAAACGCCTGTGGGATGCCGCTATCGGCAAGATTGGGGAGTTCCCAGGCAAAGAACAGTTTGGGGACTTTGGCAAGCTACCGGCTGCCATGCTCAAGACCATGGCTGATAAGGCATGGGAGTTCCTTAAATCCAAGCTGGGTACGTTCAGCGGTGCGGGCGGTGTAGCCGGTAACGCGGAATCATGGCGTGAAATGGCCATGGCTGCGATGCGTAGGCAGGGATTCAATGCCGATGATCCGCGTCAAGTGGACGCCATGCTGAAACAGATCATGTCTGAATCAGGTGGCAACCCTGGCATTGCACAGCAAATCCATGACGTCAACGGCACCGGTGAATCCGCTGGTGTTGGTTTGCTGCAGATTATCCCTGGCACATTTGCAGCCAACCGTGACCCTGAATTGCCAGATGACCGGCGTGACCCGTGGGCCAACATGAACGCCGCGCTAAGGTACTACAAGTCACGGTACGGTACGGACCTAACCACAATGTGGGGTCACGGCCACGGCTACGACAGCGGCGGGGGGCGGCGACACCCCCCCCCCCGCGCGTGGTGGGGCGGCCTTTC